GCGTCGCCGGTTGTCCATCGACCGCAAACGCACCTGCGTCCGCAGACATGACTTGCGCCCGCAATAACGTCGCCGGCTGTCCGGCCAGCGTGAACGCGCCCACCGCCGCCGACATCGCATAGGCGATTGGCGCGGCACGGAACGCGGTACGGATGATCTGCACCGCACTGCGTTTCTCAGGCGGCCCCGGTGGCACATACACCGGTTTGATAACGCCGCGAGCGACGATCATATCGTGTGCATGTAGTCAGAGGTGAGACACGTCAGCCGTCGCATTTATCGACGCGCCCCTGCAATGCGATAGCGCCCAAAGGCGGGCACGTCACCAGCCACGGACGGCGCAATAATGTACGTGATGGTCGTCACGCGACGCGCCGTGTTTAGCGTGAACGTGTACGCTGGGACGCTTTCTGTCGCCGTCGTCACGGCGTCGCGCCGGAACACCTCAACGCTCGATCCTGTTGCACTAATGCTAGACTGCAATGTCCACCCTGAGGGCGGCGTGACGCCGCCTGACGTGGTGTCGGTCGCCATCAGGTTGATTACGCGCCCGTCGGCAGCGCCTGCCGTCAGCGCAAACGAGTCGTGCGTAGTGGACGACGCCCGAGACAGCGCCTGCGATGCGTCAATCGGCGCGCTTGCGTTAAAATCTCCGCTTGGTACGCGGCCGGTCGTACACCGGACGCCAGACGCCGCCGAAATCGTAATGCCCAGCGTGCCTGCTGCCGCCGACGCCGTGGCAATAAAATAGAACACGCCGCCTGATCCGTCAGTCGCGCCCGCCGCCCGCGCTTGCGCGACCATCACCGCCGTTTCGCCGTTCGGACCCGTGCCCGTCAGCGTGATCGTCACCGCTTGCGAGATCGAGGCATGGAACAGCACCAAGTCGCCCGCACTACACGCCGGGAAATTCAGCGAGTGCGTGGTAACCGCTGTGCCGGAGTCCGTGGTGACAAAATTGGCGAGTTGCGGCGCGGCCATTACATGCCACCGATCACGAAAGGCGTGTAAACATCGGACGACGCGCCACAGATAGCACGCAACGTGCCCCCGTGGTCACCTATGCGTGCCATACGCCAAGCGCTGCTCAGCGTATGCCTCATTCCTCGTACGTGAGCGTGCAGCGTACATTGGTGAGGTTCTGTTGGCTTGTCAGTCGCACCCCAAGCAGCTTGTTTGTGGCGCCCGCCATCGGCTGACTGGCGAAGTCGAATGGCTCGATGAGCGTGCCGCCGACCGGCGTAATGCGCTTTTCGTCGATCACGACATACGTCGTCGGCTCAGCCGTATAGTTGATAAACCCGCTGCACAGCGCCGCCGTCTCTGCCGAGTCGATAGCGACCGGCGTGCGAGAAGTAGCCGTGCCCGCCGTCGTGCCATCCGACCGCACAATCTCGACCAGGACACTACCGTCCGTCGCGGTGACCGAGTCAAAGCTGACCGACACGCCGACAAGCTGCGAACGGCGCGTGGCTGGAGTACTCACCGCCGCGATCGTCTTTGCGGTACTGGCCGTAAGCGAGACGTTCGTTTGCGTGGTAATCGTATAGCGTGGCATGATCTTTGGATAAAGAGGGATGGCGTTATTCGATCACAACCGGCGTAAACACGGCAACCGACACGTCTGACTCGGGAATGTCCAACGCAACCGCGACCGCAGCACAGAGGTCCGCGTCCGTCCAATCAGGGCCAAGCGCAAGGGATGACAACGACACCTGTTTCGGAAAATAGGTGAGGCCAATCGTCGGAACGTCCGCCGTGACAACGCACTGACAGTCCGTCGAACCCGCGGCGTAGTTTATGACCGCAGTGCTGATCGTAATTAAAGACATAGAAGGGAGAGTCAGAGGGAAAAACTGCGCAGATGTAGAGGCCCGCCAGTTGGCGGACCACTACACCGCGACACACGATCACTCGATCGTGAGCACGCCGGTCGTCGGATCGAAGTCGACCGTGAACGAATCGTTATTCAACAACGTCACCGTCGACCCGTAATCCCACCAGCCGATCAGGTTCTTGCTCGCCGCCGTGTCGTTGTAGAGGACCGCGTACTGGAACGGCGCGAACGATCCGCTCGTTGCCGTCCACGTCGCCGGATCGGCCAGCACCAGCTTGTACACGCCGCCCGTCTGCGAAGACGTCGTCTGCGTCGCCACGTTGCCGCCCGCCGTGTACCCGTGCCCAGCCGTGATCTCCGTGATGTCCGTCTTGACCGCGTCGGTTTGCGCAGGCGCCGTATTTGACAACATCACCTTGAGCGAATCGGTCGCGAGGTTGTGGACCTTTTCCGCCACGGCCTCGACAAACGGGAAGAACTTATTAAACGTCGCCATCTCGCAACCCCTCAGAATGAATGTGACCCGCCTCGTTTCTCGACTCCGCGTACCGTTCGCGCAGCATTGTCGACAGCATCCCCAGCAACTCGCCCACGTCCACGCCCGCCACCGTCACCCGATACCCGCGCGGGTCGAGCCACTCCACGCGCACCCCGTCCCCGCCCACCGCGTAGGACACGATCCCGCCCCATTGGGACGCCAATCCGTCCGCCCGCGCCCGGTCCGCCGGCGACCACATCCGCCGCGGATCTCCACCCGCCGTCTCCATCACGGCACCACGACCGGCGACGTCACCAAATGCACCCCGTCCTCGACCGCGTTTTCGTCGAACAGCGCGAACGACGCGTACGCCGTCGGGTCGATCCGCTCGAGCGTAACCCGCTGTTGTCGCAACGCGCGCTGCGTATACACCCCTCGGACAAAATACAGCGGACCCGACCCGTCTCGGATGATGCCGTTGACAGGTACCGGCACGTAGTCCATCACCGTCGCGACCGCGTCGGCGCGCAGCTCCATATGCGCTTGCGGCGCGAGCGGGATCTCCTGCGCCGCGCTCGTATCGTCCAGCCGGCCCCACCACTCACCCGTGAGCACGTACGTCGGCCGCTGGAACCCGTCCGCGCCGCTGTCCTGCCGCGCGTACAGCACCAGCCGCCGATCGAGCAGACCCGGCGCCACCGTCACTGCGCGACCCCCAGCTTCAGCTGTCGAATCGTTTTCATGACGCGCGCCACCGTCTCCCGGCTCGCGTCCCATTGGATCGTTGTACCGCCCGCGTTCTCGGACGCCGCGCCTGGCGTGCGCCGCTGGTACAGATCCGCCGCAAGGTCAAGGATGGCCTCGTTCAGCATCGGCTCAAGCGCCGCGTAATCGCCACGCAGCGACAAACCGACGGTCGCCGTCAACGTGTACGGACCGGACGGGAACGCAATCCCGTACTTGGCGTACACCATCCCCGACCGATTATCGACCGTGTAATCGCCCGCCGGGACCGTCGCGCCGTCCGCGTCCACGACCGCCGTCACCTGCGCCGGTCGCCGCGGAAAGACCAGCGACTTAACCAAGATGTCAACCGACTCGGCCCGATCGACCGCCGTCTGGCTAGTCGCCGTGATCGGCGTGTCGGTCCACATCTCCAGCATCGACTTCGCGCGCGCCATAATCAGCGCCAGGAGCGCGTCCTCCGCGACCGACTCGATGCGTAAATAACTTTTGAGATCCGCCACCGTCGCCAGCGCCATTTAGCACTCCCCGAGATAAGTCCGATACCGCGCGCCGACCGCCCGATAATCATGTACCCGCGCGACGTAGTCATGCACCCGCGCCGCTTCCGTCGCGTAGTACGTCGCGTCCGTCGCCAGCCGGCGGATGACGTCGATCAGTCCGTACCGTTCATTAGCAAACGTCCACGGCACCGCGCCCCCGTTCAAGACCGCCGCTTCCGCGGCCGCCTGCGAATCGCCCGCGATCACCGCCTGCCCCATCGCCGCGCCCTCGATGCCGCTGCCCTGCATCCCCAACCAGAACGAATCGAACGTGACGTCGCAGCTCGCCTTGAGCCGCAACGCGTCCCCGTGCGGCAGATCCTCAATCAGCACGACCTCGGCCCGCACCCCTTCGGACTCGCGCAGCCACTCAACCGCGTCAAGCAGCACCGTCGTCCCCTTGATCGCGCGTTTCGTCGGACTGTGCGCGATCCGCAGCACGTCCCCCCGCGCGCGACCACGCGCCGCCGCCTGATAGTCCGCCACCGGCACCGGGATCGGCAGATACCGCGGCACGCCGTAGCGAGCGTGATACGGACGCGCCCCGAACTGGATCGCGCCCATGCGTTCGTCGCTGAGGTGATCCACCAAGACGCGCCCCTCGTCGCCCGGCATGACCGACCCGTGGTAGGTGATCGCCGCGCGCTGCCCTTCTTTGAGCGCGTACCGGAGATCGTGATGCAGGGCCCGCCAATCCATATGACAATGGATCACGTCGGCCGTCATCGCCAGCAGCTCGACCGTGCGATTGTGCAGCAGCCCGTCCCATTGGCGCAACGAACAGTGCGGGTTGCTATCGCCCCACCGCACCATCGCCGACACCACGCCCTCGACCGTATTGGCCGCGCTGTGGTACCGATACACGCTTGAGCCGGGATCGTATTGCGTGAGTTGCAGCACCCGCACCGCGTTCGTGGTGACCGGCGCCGCCTCATATGTTGTTGTGTGCCACCCGTCCGGCGTCAGCACCCGTCCGCCGGCGTCGTTCCAGAGCCTCGCCGCCGTTGCCTCATCGCACACCAGCGACTGACCCGTCAGCCCTTCCCGCTGCGCCGTGCGCCAATGCGCCGCCGCTTTCGGCTGCATCGCCTCGAAATACGCGTCCGGGATCACGAACCCGAACGCCACCAGATCCACCACGCGCGACCGCGGCACGGTAAACCACTCGCCCACCATCCGCCGCGTGTCGCCGATAATGCACTCCGTCAGCGCCATTACTGGCGTCAACGGCCCGGCCTCCGGTGGAGCCGCGAGCGTCGCGACCCCACCGGACACCGTATCCAGCCCCGTCAGATCAGGACGAAGCAGGGACATCGAGCACGACGAACGGCGAGTGCGCGTCCACCTTGTTGCCGCTGCCGTCCACCTTGTACGCGTACGTCGACGTCGGGAGCGGGATACCGCCGCCGCGCGCCACGAAACGGTAGGTGGTCACGTCCTGGATGAACGCGACGTGAATGGACGACTCAACGGTCAACGCCTGACGCAAGCCCATCGCGTAAAAGTCGCCGTTCACCAGCGCCACGTCGCCCTTGGTGCCGAGCGTCGGGAGCAGGTCCGTCACGATCACCGGCAGACCGAGCAACAGCATCTGCGGCTTGTCACGCAGGTTCGCCAGCCAGGTGACCATCGTGTTATTGGTCGTCTGGAGCGCGAACAGCTTGTTCAGCACGCGCCGCGAGATCATCCACGCCGAGTTCGCCCCGTGCGTGTGCTTCTCGTACATCGAGAACGCGTCGGCCGCCGTGAACGTGCTCGCCGTGGCGCGGTTCACCGCGATCAGCGAACCGTTATTGGCGTTCAGCGCGCCGAGCGGCTCGCTCGAGCCCGACCCGTCGATCGTGATATCTTCGTTGATCTTGTTCACGATCTGACCGCCAACCGCCGTCGTCACTTCGCTCGGCAGCTCGCCGGTGAAGTCGTCGCCGAGCAATTCGTCGCCGAACTGCGTGATCGCGGCATACTTGTACATCGTCAGCAGACGCTGGCCAAAGGTGGGCTCGCGTACCGGCTTCGTGGCGCCTTCGCCGACGATCGACACGTTGGCGATCTTACCCGCCATCGGACGGTTGAGCGTCGTCGTGCCTTCGTCCTGCACCAAGTACGGGATGCGGAGCGAACGGCCCGGCACGTTGTAGCGCCGCGCGTACTGGAACAAACCCGGCTGCTGGTTGCTCACCGAGAAGATTTCCGGCACCTGCGTCAACGGGAGCAGGTACTCGCCGCCGTTCGTTGAGCCCGTGATCGTACGCGTGAACTGATCTACCTGCTTCAGCGCCGCCGCTTCCGCCGCGTTAGCCGGCCCGCGCGTCGCCGCCCGGATGTAGCTTCCCACGTTGGAAAAGGCGTTCACGATCGTCGACCGCACTTCCTGCATGGCGTCGCCCATGTTGGCGAACTCCGTGCGCTCGCCGCCGGCATCGACACGCACCAGCCCTTCGTCGCCGCCCTGACGCGCGACTTCGGCATCAGGCGTGAACTCGGCGGCCGCCTGCGCCCGCATCTCGAGCGAGCGGATGTCGCCCGTCATCTTCTCCACTTCCTCGGCCGTGTACGAATTGGTCGCGTCGACCAGATCGTGCCGGATCTTGTGGGCCTTCTCGCGCAGCTCAGCCGCCGCGCGGTTCTTCGACACCAATGGCGCCTTCATACGAACCCCGTGTTAGTAATTGAAACTGGATCGCACCGCGGAGACCCGCTGCGCGTGTGAAAGATGCCGTGAGTCGTTCGCGTCCGGCGCGCTCGAATCCGTCGCGGTCGCGGGCGTCGTCGGCCCGTTCGCGTTCGCATTGAGCACCGTAGCCCCGTCCCCGTCATCGGTCCTACTCCCTACGTACCGCACCAACAATCCCGCCCGCGTCTCGGCCGGCAACGCGTCCAGCGCCGCCGCCGCCGCCATCGTTAGCAGCTCCACGTCGCTCCGCTCGAGCGCCGGGACCGCCTCGGCCCGCGCCGACGTCACGTCCGCGCCAGGAACTGCTGGCATTGGCGTAATTGAGACTTCGCGCAGCTCGATTTCTAAGAACCGCTCCGCGACCCGCCCGTCGATCGTGACCGTCTCGGCCTTCCGCGGCACGAACCCGATTGAGAACCCCGTCGACGCGCCGGCCGCGATCACCGTCTTGACGTAGTCCAACGCGGCCCGACCTTCCGGCGTGTCGAACAGATCGGCCGTCATCATCAGACTGTCGCCCATCTCCTGCATCATCGACACGACGCCGACGTGCGCACCCGTGCGCCGTTCGTGATCCATCAACAGCGGCACCTTCCGCGCCGCCACCTTGCCCGCGATCGTCATCTTCGCGCACCCGCGCGCAAACAGCGTCCCGTAACTGTCAACCGTCTCGTACGTCAGCGCCACGCCGGACACGCGACCCGCCACGCCGTCCGGCAACGTCGCGTCCGCCCGCATCTGGACGTGCGCGTCGGACTGGAAATAGACCTGCGGCTTCGGTCGTGCGCTCATATCGGAGCCTCGTCTACGCTTGTGATGTACGGCGCCAGCACGCACCGACAGTTAATAACCTCGGCCGCGTCGCCGGCCGGATCGAGCGGATAGGCCAGCCCATTGTCGAACCGATCATCAAACGGAATCCGACCCTGACTCATACACGCGGTATGCGTCTCACGCGTCTTGGAATCCTCGAACGCCAGCCACTCCTTCGACAGATAGATGCCGTCGGCCCGCGCTTGGTCCCAAGTCCCTTGGCTCATCGCGCCGGCCGACTCCGTCCGCGCGATCGTTCGGGACCGCCCGTCCGTAATGACCTCGTTATACACCGACGCCTGCACTAGCCGGCCCGTCTCCTTGACCGACAGTCCGGCCAACTCCGCCGCGCGAATCGCCGCGAGCACGTTGTCGGCCGTTGTCTTGCCCACCAGTTCCGCCAGCCGGCCCGCGCGCCCGTCGATCGCCGCGAGCACTTCCGGCGATTGCAGCGAGAACGACAGGCCGACGCCGGCCACCTGGCGTGCGCCGACCATGTACATCTCGCCAATCAGGTCCAAATACGTCGCCCGCCACGCCTCGTAATACTCGCCGCCCGGCTTGTATCCGGCCTTAATGCGCCGCTCGATCTCCGCGAGGATCTCGTCGGCCGTCTTATATGCGCGCGAATCCACGCCGAACAGCGCGCCGACTTCCGTCCGCTCCGCCGCGAACCGCGTCATCGCCGTCGTATAGTACGGCTCTTCGCGCCGCGTGAGCTCTTCCATCGCGCGCGACCAGAGCTGATACCGCGGCTCGGCCTGCAACTGGTCCGGCGTCAGCCGCTCCCACCACGCGCGCCCGTCCGACTCTTCCATCGGCTCGCCGTCTTCGTCCTCGTCTTCGTCCTCGCCCTCGTCGTCGTTCGGCCTTGGCTTGACCGCAAAATTGACGCACGCGTCGACCATGGCCTGCACCGCGTCGGGCTTGAGCTTCGGGAACGCCGCCAGAATCAACTGCACGACCGCCGCCGCCGGCAGCTCGGCCGTCATCACCGATTCCAGCAATTCCGCGACCGCTTCGATCTGGTCGCCCGACATCGCGTCTTCGGTAAACGACCGCACCACGTCCGCGCGCGTCAACGCGCGACCGTCGATCGTTTCCTCGTCCGCGTCGAGCTCCGCCTCCTCACCCTCCGTCACCGCCGGCCCCGCGCCATCGCCCGGAGGCGGCGCCTCAATCTGTGGCGTCGCGTCCATCACCGCGCGCGGGTCGATCACCGCGACCGCCGCCGGGACCAGCGTCGTGCCACTCGACAACGCGATCGTGTCCGTCGGCTCCGGCACCGGCGACAGCTTCAGCGCGCGGCGCGATTCCTCCCACGTCCGCAATCCGATCTTAAACTCGGCCTGCACGCGATTGGACGTGACCACGTCGTTTTCGACCAGCGACGCCAGCGCTTCCGTATCGTACGCGATCCACACGTCGCCGAACTCCGGCGCGAGCCAATGGTTTAGCTCGTCCTCGATCGACGCTAACATTGGCTCAATGGTATGCTGCACCAGCCGCATACGCGCCTCGACGTACTGCGCGCCCGACAGCCCCGCGTCCGACGTGGCCGACGCAATCCCGATCATCCGCGGATCGACGCCAAACGCCGCGCAGATATCTTCACGCGACACGCGCCGCAAGTCTGGGAACTCCAGATCGGACAGCGTGAACCCGAGCGGCTTAATGTCTTTGACGGACCCGAAGAACGCCGGCGTGCCGCGCTTGCCGCGATCCACCACCCGCGCCCTATATCGGTCCTGCATCGCCGTCGCGTCGTCCTGCGTCGCTTCGTCCGATAGCATGACGGCAAACGTCGGCGTTCCGTCGTTGGTGACGACTTGCCTTACGTATTGCGTTGCCTCGTTGTCGGCCGTCATCGACGCAATCGCCGTCGCGCCGCGCGGGAACCCGAACACGTCCGGGTAATACGGCCGCGGCATATCAAGATCGCGGAAATGCAGCACGTCCTCGGCCGGCACCTGGACAATGACGCCCGCCCAATTGCCGTAATCGTACCGCCGCGGATCGCCTTCCGCGTCCACCCAGACGGACTGGATCGACTCCGGATTGATCGACCGGATGGCCAACGGCATCCGCCCCGGCGCCGGCCGCTCAAGCTGCATCATCGCGTTGCCGTATCCCAGATAGTCCACCGCGATCCGCGCCCGCATGGCGCGCGACGTCATCCGCGGCCCCGGATAGTCCAGCAGTCGCTGCAACGGATGGTCGATCGGCACCTTCGATTCCTGCAAGCCGCGCTCACGCAACACCACCAGTGGCACCGACGCCACAATATCGGCGACCGCGCGAATACACGCGTGAACGACCGGATGCTTGCTAAAGCCTTGCGTGCGGACCGTCGCGCCGTCCGGCTTGTATTCCTGCGGGTTTGCCGTCCGCACAAGCGACATACTGGCCATCGCGTTCAGCTTCGCCGTGCCGACGCCCATCGCGGCCGACGATCCGCCCGCCGTCGTCGGCGTGATCGCGCGCGCCTCGGCCGTCCCGCGCAGCGCCGCCAACGCCGTTGTCACTCGCGCCAGAAACGGCGCCCTTAGTTCGTCAGCCATAGAGTCCGGCTAGAGTAATCGCTCCCGAATCCTACCGACCCAAACCGCGCGCGGCAACATCGCGGCGCGTCACTGTTGACACCCCAGCGCGCTCACACCACGAACGGCGTTGCGCCCGTCAAGAGCAGCGCCGACAGCCCCCAGACCAGCGCGTCGACCCGGTCCGGCGACGTGAGCGACGACTCCGGATTGAACCCCGCCATCTGCGATTCGAGCAGCGGGAACGACCCGCAGTGATAGATCCGGCCCTCTTGATACAGCGAGTAGACCGGCTCCGCGCGCGCCAGCTTGCCCCGGCTCGCCTTCACGTCGATGATCCTGACCCCGTGCGCACGATCGCCGAGCGACTTAATCACGGCCGTCACCATGTCGCCGCCCTGGTTCGTCTCGGCTACGATCGACCCCTTCCATCGCCGCGCCGCCTCGATCGCCACCGTCGCCCACTCGTTCGGCGTATACCGGCCCGACAGATCTTCCAGCACGTAGCCTTTCCGGTGCCGATCGGCCCCGACGACCACGATCCCCGTTTCGTCGCTGGACTCGTTTGCCGTGATCGCCGGGTCGATCGCCACCAGCACCCGCGTCATATCGTCCGGCCGGCTTGAGATCCGCGCCCGCTCAATCTCGGCCCGCGTCCAGAGCAGTCCCGACATTTCGCGCCGCCACTCGCCACCGTATACGTGCGCGTACCGCGGCGGATTATCGGTCCGCGTCTGCTCAATCTTCGCGACAAACGACTCGGACAGGTTCTCGCGGTTATCCTCCCACGTCGTATGCAGATACAGCGTATCCGGCCGCCGTGACGTGACGAACAGCCCGTGTAGGAAATGGTCGACGCTGGACGGGTTGAGCGACAAGATGACGCGGTTCGGCTGCAATTGGGACCGAATCGAGTCGTCGATCGTGTCGAACGTGCGCCGGTCCACCAGCTCCTCGGCCTCGTCAAGCACCCACGTCGTCACGCCTTGGATCGACTTAAGCTTGGCGGTTTGGTTGCCCGACGACGTTTTAATGCCGCGGAATAGGATGCGGCTGCCCGTCTTGGTATTGACGATCTCTTTTTGCGTGATCGCAAAGTCGTCGCCCTTGCCCAGACGCTCGATCTTATCCACAAACTCCGGGATAATCGACGCGCCAGCGGACTCCATCGTCCAGCGCGTGAATAGAATGACGTGGTCCGGCTCGTACGTCAGATTGAGCAAGAACATGGCGAGGTGCCACGACTTGCCCGACCCGCGCCCACCCGTCATGAACGCGTACCGCCACGCCGGCCGCTGCTCGAAGAGCGCCCGATACGGCGCCAACAGGACGACCGGCTCCGCGCTAGGCCCGCTTGCGCTCACAATCCATAATCAGCAGCCAATCTTTATTTGCTTGCTTCCACGTATGCCGAATGCCCGCGCGCTTGAGGAACGCCGAGATGGCCGATTGGCTGTACATATTATGGTAGGTATCCGGCACGTCGGCGATCGTGTTCCAAAGAATCACGTCCTTGCCCGCCTCGACGTCAATCCGCCAGAACACCGCGACCGCCGCCCGACGCGCCACGCGCCGCATCTCGAGCAGCGCCGTCTTATAGCCTGGCAGATGCTCCAAGACGTGCCGGCAATACACCACGTCCATGCAGTCCGCCGGATACGGCAGCGCCTCAATCGACCCGCACCGGACGTCATCGAGCCCGCGCTTGCGCCCGTCCTCGACGATCGTCGGCGTCACGTCGACCGCGGAATAGCATACCTTCGGCCGCTGCGCCCACAACGTCTCCCAGTCGATATACGTGCCCGGCCCGCACTCCAGCACGTCGACCGTGCGCCTTGCCTTACCCGCGATCTTATCCACAATCGCCCCGACCGCCTCGCGGCTTGACGCGTCAGAGTCGGCCAGCCATCCGGCGAACTCGGCCCGGCGCCGGCTCAGGTTGTACTCCCACCACCCTTCGTAATACTTCACCGCTGGTCGCTCCACATGATCGGCGGCGCGATCCGCTCCCCGCCCGAGGTGACGTCGACCGTTTGCGACGCCTTGCCGAAGGCGCGATCGAGCAGCACCTCGGCCGCTCGAACGTCGCCCGCTTCGGCCTTCATACGGAGCGCCTCTAAGACCGTATCCAACGCAACCGCGCCGCCCTTCTCGTCTCCCAACAGCCGCGCCATCGCCTCGCGAATGTCTGGCAACTTTGGGCGCCCTTTCGGGTTGCCACTAACGCCCGGAGGGAACGGCTTGTTCCCTTTAATGGGATTCGGTCGCGGACCGGCTCCGGCTGTTTTTGGGCTGTTTTTCGTCGCCATTACGCCGCCTGAGCCGGGTACGGGACGCCCATTGCCTCATGCTGACGGCGCGCGAACAGGACGTGCATCATGTGGTCCCAGTGAATCGTCGACGTAATCAGCTTGCCGCCGGACTGCGCGCGGATCGTCTCGACGCGCTCCATCGGCTCAATCGGTTCGTACATAGTCAGAAGGGGTTAAGGTTCGGAATGCCGGAAAAGGCTGGCGTCGCCGGGATCTCCGGCGGCTGCGGCACCACGTCCCGCCAGTACTGCGCCGGGATCGGACCGACCGGCAATCCCGCGTCCACCCGCTCGGCGCGCCACGCCAGGACGATGTCGAGCTCGACGCGCAGCTGGTGCCCGCCTCGCGTCCCGCGCCCACCGCTAGCGCGGACCGTCGCTTCCAGCGGCCGGCCGTGCTCCGTGTCCCCGGCGCCGGTCGCGACCGCGATCCGCTGGTAGACCCGCTGCCGTGACACGCCTAAGATCCGCGCCGCAGCTGCAACCGACATCTCTGGGAGCGCCGTCATATCTGCGCCCCCAGATATGCTATCAGTATTTCCCACGCCGCGATCGCCGACGTCACGACCGCGACCTTCCACCCGTATTCCCGCAACCCTTCGTGAAATTCGACCTGCGCGTCCGTCAACCGACCTTTTCCCGTCGGCGACTTAAACTCCAGCGCTAATCCGGCGGACCCATTCGACGGGACAAATAACACCCAATCCGGCGCGCCGGCCGTGACGCCTTCCGCTTTCAATAGCGCCGCCTCGCGCGGTCCTCGACGCCCTCCGTTCGGGATCGCGCACGCCGGCAACGATCGCGTCCTCGGATCAAGCCGGAACCGCTGCACAAACAGCCGCTGTTCGATCGCCTCCAAATGCCGCGGCTTGCGCCGCACCGTCCCGCTGTCCGTCATCGTGTCCCCTCCGTCTGAATCCCGCTAAACAGCTCGAGCGTCACGCGTAACGCTTCGGCCGCGGTCGCTTCGTGCTCGGTCCCGATCGCCCGGTGCCACGCCAGCGTCCTAACCATCACGTCCGCCTGCATCGACGCGATCAACCGGAGCCGGTCCGCGACCGCCGTCAGATGGCCGGCCGACTCCTCCGCCTGGCGGAGCTTGGCGGTCCGCCGTTGCAGCACTTGCGACAGCTGCTCATACGTCGCATCGTACGCCGCCGCAAACGCCGCCAGCCGCTCGACCCGCTCCGCCAGCACGTCGCGCGGCAAGCTGGCGACGTGCGCGAGCCCGAAATCGTGGAGCAGATCCGCGGCCGTCTTCACGGTGCGCCGACCCGCCAGAGCACGATCGGGGCGCACTTGCGACGCCTCGAACTGACGTATCCGATTTTGTGCCATAGCCCGTCCGACGCTCCCCGCGTGATAATAGTCGCGCAGATCCGGCGCCGCGTCGACAGATCGGTTGCCACCTGCCGTTCGTCCAGCATCTGCCCCAGATCGTCCGCGCAGAACTCGCGCCGGCCCGCGTCCGCGAGCGCCGCCAGTAGGTCGAGCGTGACCGTGCGGACCACGTCCGACTCGCTCGGCGTATCCGTCACGCGCGCGTCCACGGCTGCAATCGCGTCCGATCGTGCCACCAACGCCGCAAACGCCGTCGACTCGTCCCATAGATCAAGTAACGTCACGGCTGCACCGCCAGCGCCCGTTCATCCGTGACCGAGACCAGCCGCCGCAGCAGCCCCACGGGGTCGATGGTCGTCCATGCGTCTGCGGATGCGGCTGCGGATGCGGCTGCGGCTGCGGCTGCGTCTGCGGCTGCGGATGCGGATGCGGCTGCGGCTGCGGATGCGGCTGCGGCTGCGTATGCGGCTGCGTATGCGGCTGCGTATGCGGATGCGGCTGCGTCTGCGGATGCGGCTGCGGATGCGGCTGCGGCTGCGTCTGCGGATGCGGCTGCGGATGCGGCTGCGGCTGCGGATGCGGCTGCGTCTGCGTCTGCGGCTCTCGCGGACTCCACTGTCCGCTCGCGCAGCATCGTCGCCCACGCCACGCCGTAGCCCCGCGCATCGGCTTGCGGCTGCACCAGCGCCAGCGCATCCCACATCCACGCCATGACCAGCGCTGTCCGCTTTGCCTCATACCCGCGTCCGGTGCCTGCCGACAGCACCAGCAGATCGCGCCATGCTCGGCTGTCGCGAATCGTCGCTGGCATGCGGTCTTGCACGCGAATAATCCAGCGCCAGATCACGCGGCTCATGCAGTCGGGCACGGCGTCTGTCAATGTGCCCGTAAGCGCGAGATTAAGCGCAGCGACGCTGCACGCCTTCTCTTTCGTGCCGATACCTACGGCCAGCGTCGGCATCGTCGCCAGCACGTCGCGGATTGCGGTTTCCTGCTCGGTGGTAATCACTGTGTCTCTCCGGTTGAGGTAGTCGGCTGCACCGCCAGCGCGGCGTCAAGTGCGGCTCGGACTCCAATCCGATGCGTGAACGTCCACGGGCGCTCATCTTCGCACTCCGTGTAAGCGCGCAGAAAACGCTCCACCATCGCGTCATCCACCGTCCGCAGCTTGTCCCGCTCGGCTATGGCCGCGTCCCGCATCGCCATCAGGCGAGCCTGTTCGATCAGCATGCCAGACCACTGGGCCCGAAGCGCATCGCGCTCGGCGCGGAGTGTGGCAACGTCCTGCGCCAGCTTCGCGTAGTCGCGCTCTGCGACAAGTCGCATCGGCTCTGGCAAGTCCAGCAAGGTAGGTACCCCGTCCTCGTCCGCAAACGTTAGCCAAGTCCCTTGTAACGCTACGTAGACAATCACCTTCGTCGGATCGCTCATGCGCCGCCCTCCCGCCGCTCGCCCCACGCAATGGCAGCATGGAGCGGCACGCGTGTGACCATCCGGACGCCAGGCGTCAACGCCCTCCGGTGCGACGGCAGACAGCCGACGCGGCGCGCCGACTCGCCGCCGCCCGTCTCGCCGTTAATGCGCTGATAAACCCGAGCCCGCGTAACGCCTACCATCGCGGCGACTTCCGCCACGCTTAAATCCGGCTCATGTGTCATGCGCTGGCCTCCGACTCGTAGTCGAGATCGAGCACCGGGCCCGCCGCGTCGTACAGCGCCGCCGTCGCCCGGACGTCTTGCAGGCAATACCCCGCAATCTCGTGAAACTCGCCGCGCGCAAACATCGGCCAGACGCTCGCGCCTGACATTCCTTCCGTTTTGCCGCCAAGCCCGAACGCCTCCGCCCACTCGTTCAGCCCTTCGCCGCGCACCGGCGCCTCCCAGTTCGTGAGCATCGCTTTGACGTCGCAGTGCGGGTGCGTCTGGTACTTTCGGAACCACGCGCGCACCGTCGACGGCCGGATCGGGACCGGCACCCTGAGCAACAGCGACCGGATCAGCAAGAACCGAAGATCCCACGACCCGTTCCACGTCACCACCCGCCCGTCGGCATCCGCGAGCACTTCCCATACCTGCGCCAGCATCCGCGCCTCGCGCAGCTCCGTCTTGGCCATGATGACCTGCTCCGACGGCCCCACCTTGAGCCCGACACAGAACACGCGGCCGATCCGCGGGTTGAGCGAGCACGCCTTCACGCGATCACCACGCCACGCCGTCACGTCCGCGTCGCGCCACTTGGCGATTGCGTCGTCGGTTTTGTAGTTGGCCGGTGGCGTCCGATCAAGCGCCGGGTACGGCGTCTCGAGCGACGCGATCAGCGGCACCGTCTCGATGTCCAGCACGACCGGCGCCATTAGCGCGCCCTCACGATCAGCGCTCGGACCGCCGACGCCATCATATAGATGCAGGCGCCCGCCACCATCACCGCCAGAGTCTGCCGGATCGCGTCCGCCAGGACTGCCCGGACCGCGCTGTCGTTCAGTAACTCAACCATTGTCGTATCTCCATCCGCGAGGAAAACAGCAGCCGCGGCTACGGCTGCCCCTTTAAACTACGTCATCCGGGTTAACTGTCAAGGGAGACTTTGCCACCGGCAAGCCGAGCGCCCGCCGCCGGATCGGATGTATCCACGGCTCGGCCTGCTCTTTGTCTGCTCGATGTGGCCGCACCGTCTTTTTGCGCGGCTCGTGCGTGACCGCGCCCACCGTGTACGCTGTGATCTGCCGCTCGCCCACCATCACATACGATCGGCCCAGCTTGTGCGTGTTCGCCAGATCGCCGCACGCCGTCCGAAGGCTTTTCGGCGGGACGTGCGGCAGCAGCTCGGCGAGCTTCGCCGTCGTCAGCGGCCCGTGCTGGTGTATCGCGGCCAGAATTGCCGCCCCAATCGTTTCCTTTTTCTTGGCCGGCGCCGGATCGTGACGGCATTGATCGATCGGCGTCCACTGACTTCTCGAGCCCTTCATACCTGGCGAACGCGCCGTCGCGACGGCCGCGACCGTGCCCTCCTCGATGACGGCGCCGCGCGGCACATTGCGTCCGGCTGCGATCTGACGGAACCGCTGGTCGACCGCGTCCCAGCTCGCCAGCACTTCCCCCCCGGTGACCTTCCGGACCAGATACTGCTCATCGTGGACCAGCGTAATGACCCGACGGTCGCGATACGTCGCGTAATCCCGATCCGTCATTCGCCTAGCTCCGCCTTCAACCGGCGGACCGCCGCGTTAAAGATCTTGAGGATCACCGCCTCCGTCTCCGTCGCGTACGCCGCCGCCGTTTTAATGCGCGGCTTGTAAATCTCCGCGTCGCGTGCGTTCCGCGACGCTAAGATCCTGAGGGCGCCCTCGTCCTTGGCGTGCCGGTGCAGCGCCGCCGCGGCCTCGATGATCTCTTGCCGCATCTTGTGGACCGTCCGTTCGCTGGTCATACGCCCTGCCCGGTAAGTGTGCGTTTCTTGGTAATCGTGTGCGACAGCTTGGCGACCGCAAGTATTACCGGCTTCAGCTCGGCCGGCGCCGCGTCATACCCGAGCCGCTTGCCGCGCCCGCCGTTGAGTTGCGGCAAGATCGCCCGCGGGATGAGCTGCCAGTTTTCCACATTGGTATTGAGCCGGTTGCCGTCGATGCTTTTGAGGCATTGGTCCGACGGCACCGGCCCGTGGATCGCTTCCCAGTTCAGCACGTGCGTCAACTTCCAATTCACGGTCCACGGCACGTGCCGTATGTCGCTCACCTTCGTAAACGTGTACTGCCCGGCCACGCGCTCGAATCCGATCGGCTTGTGATTCCAGCCGCCTTGACCTTTCACGAACTGCGTTTCGGCCATCCGCCCGGGGGCCCACCCCTTCGGATGCCTCCGCCCCGTATTGTGTGACGGCTCGCCGCGCCGAAAGTAGGTGCGCGCCCCAATGTCCGTGCCCGGCTGCATTCGGCCCGACGCCGCCGTCGCCAAGTACGCCGCGCTCTTCGCCAGCCCGAGCAACCGCGCGCGATGCGTGACCGACCCGGGCGACCGATTTAGCACGGCCGCGAGCTGCGCCGTCGGCGTCTCCGCGAACCGCGCCAGCAGCACGGCGTCCTCCGCGGCCGTATACGTCGTACGTGCTGTATTCCACCGCTGCCGCTTGCACAGCGCGGTAATGTGCTCGACCCGCACGTCGTGCCGGCCAAACGCCAGAACAAACGCCGCGCGGATCTCGGCGCGCGGCCGGTCGCGCCGGGATTCAATAAAGGCCAGCTCGGCCTCGCTGTACGTAATGCGCGCGCCTTTCATGCCGCCGATCCGGCCGACAACGCCATCGTTGACGGGAGCGCCTTGAGCATCCCGCCGCCGTGCTCGGCGACCAACTTTGCCCCCTGCAATTGCAGCGCCGCCGTCTCGACGATGCGGTCCGCCACTTGCACCACCGACGTCGATCGGCTGATCTCCTGCGCCAGCTCGTCGCCCGTGAGCGACTCGTCGGTGAGCCGCTCGAGCTGCGCAAAGAGAATGTCGTTCAAGTCCGTTAATCGATTTTTCACGCGTCGTCCTCCTCGTCCTCGGCGCCGTCCCACTGGAACGGCTCGAGCTGAATCCCCGTATGCCGGTCCTCCCACGTCATGCGCGCTTTCCGTCCCGAGCCCTTTGCGCGCTTTGCGTTTGGAGCTCTGCCATAAACTGCGGATGTTTTTTTAGCTTTAACTTCGATGCTTGTGTTGCAATGCCGCCAATCGGCCGGTTAATCACTATTGATAAAGCTCTAATGGTTGTGGTTGGATAGAGTTCTCGAAGCATCTTGAGTTCGAGCTCTGTCCATTTTGACACGGACACCCGAGTCAATTTTAATTTTTTGGCGCGCTGCTGAACTGATACTTCAGAGCGCCCCAATTTTTTAGCAATGGTCTTGCACCGCACTTTGCCGTATTGCTTACAGAGTACGGCATCTTCCGCTTTGGTCCATCGCCCTGATTTTTTAATCGTAGGCAATGGTAACCGCTCGTTTTTGCGTTGCGTGAACACGCTGGTAAGCGCGCCCCAGAATCGTAAAAGTATCCCATTTAGCATATCGACTCCTCGTTGTGGTCCTTCTTGTCGTCCGCCGTTTTGGAATAAAACGGCTCAAGCTGCATCCCCGTGTGCCGGTCCTCCCACGCCTGCGCCTGCGCGTGCCGCTGGATGGCGCGAGCCTCCGCCCGCGCCTCCCGTTCGTCCGACTCCACGTCGGCCCACTCCGGCGCCCACATCTCGTCATCCATCAGAACGGCACCCGCTCGTCATCGAACGCGTTGTCGTCGTCTCTGCCGCCCGCCTCGCGCGCCGCCGCGATCGCGTCGCACGCCGCGAGCACGTAGGCGTTTGCCTTCTCGACCGCCCACGCCCGGACCGCCGCCAGCCGCTCCGGCTCCATATCGACTAGCCGCTTGCCCTTGAGCTCGACCGTCTCGGCCTTCGCCAGGCTCATTGCGGCCGCCGGCGTCGCGGGTACGCGATCGTGCAACCGCTTGCCTGCCTCCGGCTCGCGCGCCACCTTCGCCGCGGCCGACTCTGTCCGCTTCGGCGCCGACGCGCTGTTGCCGTCGTCGTCCTCCGCCGTGAGCCCCAGCATCGCCGACAGCCCGTAGCGCCGGCCGTAGCTAATTGCCGACCCCGCGCCCTGCGCCGTCGGCTTCTCGACCGGCACGACCACGATCGACGCCATCCACTCGCCAGACAAATGCAGGAGCCGCGTCTCGACCGCGATCCCGACCACCCGCCCGCCGTCCGTCTCCGGATGGAGCACGCCCTGCATGACCGCCAGCCCGTGCGCCGCGAGCACCGGCCGCACCTGCTCCATGATCGCGTCCAGCGTTGCGTACTTATTCCGGAACGCCGGGTTTGTGGCGTCCTTGGTGACCGGCCCAAGATCCGCTGCGGCTTTGACGATCGCCGGCGCGATCAGCCCAATCGACTCGCTGCTTTTCATCGTCCGGCCTCCGTCCACGGTAGCGTGTCCGACAGATCCAGCGCGAGCAGGATGGCCGCGCGGTGGTCAAGCCCGTCCGTCGCGTCACGCGCGATATGCAGATCCTGCCGCACGTGGTTGAGGCTGGCCTCCAGCTTGGTCAGCAGATTCCGCGCCGCGCGCAGATCCGCAGACCAGACCGCGTCCGTATTGCCGAGCGCCTCAATCTGCGCCGTGACGGCCGCGTCCGCGTCATCGATGGCTCGGAAACACGCCTCAGAGTGCGCGAACAACTGATCCAGTGTATCCCAGATCTTGACGCAATAACGCCGCGTCATGTGACCGGCCGCGAGCACTTGGTCGCTGGTCATCGTCCGCCCTCCCGCAGCGCCGAGTCCTCGGCCTTCCGGTATTGGGCCTCCTCCTCGATGATCCGCGCGAGCGTCACCAGCGACGCCGGCATGTCCGCCTCGGCGTCCCACCGCGCCATCATGTCGCGTGCCTCCGCGAGCTGCGCGTCCGAATACCGCGCCACGATCCCCACCAGGCTGTCTAGGCTATCCATTGTCTCCCCTCAGGTCCGCGTGAAATCGAGCGGCACGGCTATGCCGCTCGAGCCCTAAAGTACAACCAACCTGCTACGTGTCAAGACTGTTGCGCAACCTCGGACGCTTTTAGCGCGCGAACGTGCGCCGCCGACATCGCGCTGTGATACAACGCGACGTCGACAACATCTTGCGCCGACCGGAGGAAGATCGCGCGCAGCCGCGCGGAATCTTTAACGTACTGTTCGTGTGCGGTTGCGGTCATCGTCATAGCTTACGCCTCCACGTTTGCGGAGGCGATCAGCACCGCGACGGCGCACTTGGGGCACTCGACCCGCGTTGCGCCCTGATAAAACGCCGCGAATCCCGCCCACCGCTCGCACGCCGTGCGGTAATAGCCGCCGATCGTGCGGCGGTCGTCCGTCGGGTGCGGCTGGTGGTACATCTTCGTCTTGGTCATCGTCGTATCTCCGTCCGGTGGGTTCTGTGCGCGCCGGCTAGCGCTCACCCCACAACAGTACCATCGGCTCCATGAACTGTCAAGAGTCGCTTTCGCTTTCTCTTTTTTTTTTAAACACAGCGGAGCCATACCCGGTCACCCTCGCTGTTGCGGTGACCGTGCGATCGGATCTCTTGGACCCGTCGACCCTCAGAGAGAGCCGGCAAACGGACTGACCATCGTTGGCGCTCCTGCCCGCGCTCGCCCGCTAAACGAGTCGCGCCCTCGGAGGGTACCTATCGGCCAGAATGTGCGGCCGTGTAGCGCAGCTCGAGCGTTGGTGACCGGCCGGGGCGTAGGCTCGACGTTGCCCGGATTGGTAAAGCCGCTCGTCTGGATCGCTTAGGATTGGTGCGCGCATGGTCCGCATAGCGCAATCGGGAAAGCAACGGTAAGCCCGATCACCTGCCGCCGCTCATCAGTCACCGGCAAGTCATGCACACAGTACAGATCCACGCCCGAAAGCGCAAGAAACAAAAAACCCCAGCCTGAGAGCCGGGGTTCTTCGCATGGCCGCCTTGCGGCGCCACTAGCCTTACGCGGACTGAGATCGGCCGGCCGCTTTCGCGCCGTCACCGACACCCGAATATGCGCCCGCGCGCGAGCGCTGTCAACGCCTATTTGGCGCCGTTCGCCTTCGCCTGGCGCGTTGTCTTGGCCCAATGCAACGCCATTGCGATCAGCGCCGCCATCACCGTCTCGAGCGTCGCCACCGGCAGCGTCGCCAGCGCCTCGATTGACTCACCCGAGACGCCGAAATCGACGCCCGCGAGATGCCCGAGCGCCGTGAACAGCGCCGCGATTGCGACCACCACGCCGCGCTTTTGCCACGTCGGCAGCTCGTCCACCTGGCGCACGCCGATCTTGAGCCCCTGCATGGCGAGCATGGCCAACGGCGCCACAAAAAACGACAGCGCGTACTCCACGACTTTGAGTTTCATCCAATCCACGATCACCCCCGGTTAGATAGCCCCGACCTCGCGCCAGACCGCTGGCGGACCACCGTCCGCCACGATCCGCGCCGCCCTCGGACTCGGACTCCGCCGCATTGGCGGCCCCCACTGGACGTGCGGCCGATCAAGGAACCGCTCGTCGCGGCTGTCGCCGTCGCCGTCCCAATCGCCGCCCCACCGTAACCGCTCGCGCGCGCACGCCCGACCCAACGCTGACCAGAACTCCGGCGTAGCCGCCCAGAACGCGTTGCCGCATACCACGTCGGCCGCGAGCCCGTACCCGTGCCACGTCTCATCCCAGTCCGCGCTGTGCGTCACCACGCCGCGGCCGTCGTCGTACGCGCGCCCGAAGCCGTGCAAGTACCGCTGCCGCTCGCCGCTTCGCAGCGTCTCGATGACGACCGGCGCGAACCCGAGCCCGCGCATCGTCGCAAGCACCCGCTCCAGAGCCGACCGGAACTTCGGCGCCAGCACCGCGAGATCCCGCACCGGCCGCACCTCCGCCGGCACTGTACCGCGCCGCGTCATCGCTCGAGCTTGGCCTCGATCCGAGACAATCTTTGCACCGTCTCCAACATCAGCGCCGATAACTTTTCCACATCGGCCCGCGTGCGCCGGCTGTCCGCTTTCTGGACACCCCATGCCACCGCGCCGGCGACGATCACCGACACCACCGTCATGCCGAGCGTCAAATACGGGATCGGATTGGCGGCCGTATTCGCCGCCTGCAACCCGTACGTGCCCGTGCCCGCGATCGCGGCGACCAGCGCCGGCACTGTCTGTTCCACGTGAAATGCCATGCGCGTCGTCGTCAATGGTGAATGTCCCGACCCCGTGCGCCGAAATCTGCTACCGATCTCGACCGGAGCCAACGGCTGCATTGACAGCTGGCCGCGCGTTACCATCCGGCCGCCGGGAACGTCCCCGACTCCAGCCGCTCCGCGCAGACCGTCAACAGATCGTCATAGATCCGGCCCACCTTCGGGATCGAATACAACCGAATCGCTCGCGCTCGGATATACCCGCGATCGAGCTCGAGCACCTTGTCGACGGCCGACGCGAACTGGTTGAGCGTCTGCGCGCGGATGCCCGTAATCCCGTGTTGCACCGTCTCCGCGAACGCGCCGAAGTCAGACGTAATCGCCGGCGTGCCGCACATCGCCGCCTCAACGACCGCGCCCCCGAACGGCTCGCAATACCGCGACGGTGCAATGATCGCCCGCGCCGACCCCAACAGCGCCGCGCGCTCCTGCCCGATCGCGCCAAGGTACGTGACGTTTGACGGCAGCTCGCCGAACGCGTCGATGTCGCCCTGACCCGCCAGGACAAACAACACGTCCGTCCGCCGCCGCGCCACATCGAGCACGATCGGCACCCCCTTGCCCTCCGTCAGCCGCCCGAGGAAGACGACCGGCGCGCCCGATCGGTCCATCCACTCGCCCGCCGGCCATTCCGTCGGCTCGTAGTAATTGGGCGCCACGAACTCGAGCCGGTTCGACTCTACCGTGACCCCGTACCGGCCCTCTTTTGCCATCACCGCGTGCCGGACCGCGTACGATTCGTAGACCCGCCAAGGGAGCATCGTCTCGAAATACCCGATCCCCGACTCGATCGCGCCCGCCCCGGCCGCCAGCACCGGGAGCCCCCGGACCGCGGCGCCGTGCGCGTGCCCGAACGGACACAAGATCAAGTCGCCCGGCTGCACCCGCTCGCGCAGCTCCTCGCGCGCGTAATGGTTCCACTGCCGGTAGCAGTCGTTCCCGTCGACCGCGTCCGCGCCGTAGAACGCCGTGCCGTGCTCGTACGGATGCCCGAGCAGCCGCTGGTGCTCGTCCTGATCCATAAGCACCACGTCGACGTCCGCGCCCGCGCTCGAGCCGCCCACGCCGTAATGCGTGACGTGATGCCCGAACGCGCGCAACATCGGCGCCAGCCGCCGAACCTTCTGCGTGAAGGCGCAATGCGACCACGCCGCGTCCGTGACCGTGTGAGGTATGCCAAGTACATGAAGCCGCATCCGGTGCGCCTCCTGCATCAAAGGTGAGCCCGCTTAGGTAAAGAACGTGCCTGACCGACTTTTCACTAGAACCAGCGTGCCCGATTTAATCGCCGTGACTGTCATCTGGTACCGCGGGCTCGACCCAATCGAATACCCTGAGTAGACGTTGACCGGCGACGTCTGATTATTCAACGTCCCCTGTTCAACGTCCCCGGCTGTCGTCGTCGTCGTATACGTTAAATCGTACGTCGTCCCGGTTGGCATCCCAGACGTGGACCACGTAAACGTATAAAGGTTGCTAGGTTGGTCGGCCGACTGCGTGCCGATCGTAATCGTGGCGCCCGCGTTGTCTTTGGGCGGCACGTTCACCGTTTCGGAGACCGTGGACCCGCTCCGGGTTGCCGACAACGCGACGATCTGCGTCGCCCCAAGGAACTCGTTCCGGCTCACGACCAAGCCATACGGCGACGCCCACCCCGCCGTCGACTGCGCTACCCCGTCCAGCGAATAGCTAATCGTCCCGATATAGGTGACCAGCATCGTGTACACCGACGCGCTTGGCGTCGTCACGACGGAAAGACTCGGCCCGACAATATCCTGCGCGGACACGTCGACCGCGTCGCTGCTCGCGGTCCGACCCGTCGCCGTCGCCTGAAACGTGATGCGCCCCGGCGTGGCCGTTGGGATCGGTCGCGGCACCGTGAAATCCACATAACTCACGCCCGACTCCGTAATCACGGTATTGGTTTCCGGCGTCACGGTTTGCGGCGAGCCTGGCAAAATCCCTGACAGCCCTTCCGTGATATAGGTAATCGTGGCCGTGTTCGGCGAGAGCGCCACCGGCGTCGCGACGGCATACCGGATGACCATCTGCGTCGCGTTCTGCGAAAAGATCCGCGCGCGACTCAGCAGATTAATGGTGTCCCGCTCCTGCGCCGGCACGTCAACCGCGTCCGAATCCGACACGCGGCCGGATGCCGTCGCGGTGTATGTCACTCGCCCCGTGCCCGCACCAAACGCCGGCCGACCAATGGTGTAGTCGATGTAAGTGCCAAACGCTTCCGTCAGCGTCGCCACCGGCGTCAATGTGCCGCCGCTCGCTGGCAACACACTGGTTACCCCTAACGATTGATAACTGACGGTAACCGAGTTACTCCCCTGCGGGTACGGATCTGCGACCGCATATCGCACGGTCACCGTCGTGTCCGTCGTCCCCGTCACCCGCGCGCGGCTGGCCAGATACGTTGTATCCCGGCCCTGCTCCGGCACCTCGATGAAGTCGTCGTCAGATTGCGTGCCAGCAAGCACGGCGCGGAACTGCGCGCCGCCAGGCTGACCGAGCGCCGCGCCTCGCGTAAAGGTCCACTGTGTGCCAGACGGTTGCGGTACACCGACGTTTGGCGAACTTGGATTTTTTACCGCCGACCCCGTCACCGCGACCAGCTGCACCGTCGGAGTACCGCCGACCGCCGACCCCGTCACCGTGACGGTCACCGTGGACGCCGTCGAGGTCGCCATCACCGCTAGGCACTGCGCGAACCGCGTGTCCTGCTCAACCGCCGGCACGTCGACGGAGTCCGTGTCACTCACGCGGCCGGTCGCCGCGGCCATAAAGATCACCCGACCCGCGCCCGCCTGAAACGCCGGCCGCTGGATCGTGAAGTCGATGTAGGTGCTGAGTGATTCCGGCACGGTAAAACTGTCCCCGACGGCCGCCAGCACGGTTGGCCACGATAACGGCGTGATCGCCCCGACGCCCATGGCGGTATACGTAATCGTGGACGTGAGCTGCGAGTACTTGTCAAGCACCGCGTACCGCACCACGACTTCCGTGTTGCTGGTACTTAAGACGCGCGCGCGGCTCGCGAGATACGTCGTATCCCGGCCCTTCTCTGGGATCTCGATAAAGTCGTCGTCCGACTGCGCCGCCCCCAAAACTGCGCGAAATTGTGCGCCACCTGGCTGACCCAGTGCGTCGCCGCGGTTAAACGTCCAGCTTGATCCCGACGCGACCGGCACCCCGATAGCCGCCCCGCCACCAACGGGAAGAACAGCAGAGCCCGTGACCGCAACCAGCTGCACCGTCGGCGTTCCCGTTGGCGCCGTGGCCGTGACCGTGACCACGATCTGCGTCGCGCTCGACGTGCCTGCCGTGGCAATACACTGCGTGTACAAAATCCCGCCGTCCCGAATAAACGAATACTGGAACAGCACCGACTCCGCACCGCCGCCGCTCACCGCCGTGTACCCGAGTACCGACACGAACACTGTCGTCCCCGCCGCGAACGGACCCGCAAGCGTCGTCGTGTAGTTCCGCGTGTTCTGCGCTGTCGCGGCCTGCGTCGTCGCCAGCGTCGGCTGCGAGGACGTGGACGTGGCGAACCGCAGCGACGCCGTGTCGGAGTCCGCACTGATTGCCAGCGTAAACACGCCGGCCGCGCTGAACGTACCGACCACCGACACCATATCGCTCGACGTGCCTTGGTCAAACGATTCCGTCCCGCCCGCGAGCAGCCCGTATTCGCCCGCCGCCGTGTACCCGTTCACCTCGTATTGGATATCGACGAACCCCGTCGCCGGGATGGCCGCGCTATACGCGTACGGCACGCTTGTATCTACCGTCCACGCCGAGTACGCCCCGCCCCCCGTCCGATGCCGGAACCGGACCTCGGCCACCCGCCCCTGCGGATCGGTCACCGCGAGCGTCACCGTTGCCGTCCCCGACGCCTCGGCCGTCGTCACCTGAACGACCGGCGTGACCGCGTCCGGCCGCACCATATCCCGCGGCACGCCGCGCGCGATCGCGCTCACCTCTTGGCTGTACGTCGACAGCGCGAACCCGCCCAACGCGTGCGCGATCCGGTAGTAATACGTTATCCCGTTCCGCGGCAGCGCATCCGCATACGTCGGCGTCGACCCCGCGACGCGCGCGATCTGCGCAAACCCCGACCCGCTCGTCGTGCTCCGCTCGATCACCAAGTCGAGCGTCTGGTCGCTTGCCCACATGGCCAGCGCCACGCCCTGCTCAAGCGTGACGTCGTCGACGCCAGGGATCACCGCGAGACCCGCCGGCCGCGTCGATGCGTCCGTCGTGCTGTTCGTCGTCACCGCCACCGACACAACCGGCCCGACCGCGCCGGGACCGTCGTACGCGACGCCAAGCCGCCACGCAATGCTCGGCCCCGTCAGCGATCGGACCGCCGTGGACGTCGACCCCGCTGGCAACGTCGCCACCTGATACGCCGACCAGTCCGCCGGCGCGCTCGCGCCTTGGTACGCGTACACGATCAGCGGGTACGCCGTGCTGGTATTCGTCCACGCGATCGTGGCTGCGGTCTGCTTAATATTTGAGGCCGCCAGCCCGGTTACGCTCGGCAAATTATCGAGCGGGATGGCCCCCCACGCCGTCCAATTCGACGGCCGCCGTCCTGCCTGCTCGGAGCGCGCGCGCGCCCAAATAAGTCGACCCGCGACTGTTTGACCCGGCAGCGCCACCGCCGTCGTCGGGATCTGCCCAGGCGCATAGACCGCGTGATCGGCGCCGGCGCCCGTGGGCGTCGTAAATTGCGCCACCCATTGCACGCGTACCGAAATCACGCCGCTTGCGTTTAGCGCTGCCGCGTTGCTAATGGTGTACAACGCCGTCGTCGTCGGCGCGCCCGCCGATTTTGCTAAAGCCAGCGACGGCAACGTCGCCGGCTGCGCGTCAAGCCCCGAATCCAACAGCCTGAGAATTGGCCCGCTTGGCGACTCCGTCCGGCGAACTACTTGCATAATGCGCGCCCCGACCGACGACTCGCCGATCCGGTAGCCCTTGTTTGGGAAGTGCGCCGCCTCGAAATAGATCTCATCCCCGATCTGCGCCGCCGACGCGCTCGAGCCCGCGAGCACCTGCACGTCCGCACCCACCGCCCCGCGTCCGTACCGATCAAACACGCCAACGGCAATCGCCTTCAGTTGTTCACTAACAGCCGGTTCCCACGTCGTCTGTGTATGAATCATGCCAGGGACGGCGTAGTCCACAGCGCGCCCCGTAAACACGGTGAGGTTGATGTCGTCGTATTGTGCCGTCTGCGTAATCGGCGACACCAGCACACCATCTAACGGGAACGATGTAATGTCCCGAGGAACTGCCTTCCTTGGCCCTGAACCCGTGTTTGGTATGGCCGGCCGCATAAACTGCTGCGTCATCGTGATCTGTGACACCGCCGTCCGCTCGTCCAGCTCAAAGACTACGTCCTCGGCTGATCGCATATCCGCGACGCCAAGTGTCAACGTTGGCGTCGCCGACGTCCGAATGCGCGTTGAAAACAGTTCCTGTTCACCGAGGCTATTCGTCCGCGACGAAATGCCAAATGGCCCAAATACCGCCGACTCTAGGAAGTCGGCAATAATTGGCGCGCTGGTAAACCGACACGCCAACAGTACCGAGTCACCAATGAGCGATCGAATGGTATTGATCCACGCGCCTGACGCGTTGTATTGAATCCGCGCGTTCGTCCAAATGGCTAACGTCAGGTCAACTGGATGCACGTCCAAATACAGAGGCGTTTTTTCCGTCACCTCAAATGTAGACAATGAGCAGTAGACAGTTTGCCCTGTCGAGTACGGACACGACGGCCAATACAGATAAATATCGCTGACACCGATACTAATGTTGTCCGGCGGATTTGCCGGATACGAACAGACCAGCGCTTTTACCTGCACTGGCGCCGTCGTCGCCGTCCCAATCCACGCCACCACGCCGCTGTCGATGTCCCACGATCCTGTCGTCGGATCGAACGTTGTGCCCGTGTATGCCGTCGCGTAGGGAGAACCGCCACCAGACAACGCAAACGGGTTTGGCCGCTCGTAACTTGTCAGCACGTCCGCAATTTCCGGACGCTCAACCTTTGTCCAATCCGTGACGATAGGACCGTTTCGACCGGAGATATAACCCGACAGAAACGACAGCGACACGTTGCCGCCGCCAGCGTTCGTGACGCGATACGCCCAGCCGCCGCGCGCCTGCACTGGCCCCCAGTTGCCCGTCAGCGGTCCGCCGGTTAGCGTCCCGCGCGTCGTGTACGGCGGCAAACTGCCGCCCTGAAAGATCGTCTGCGTCTGATCCACGCGCCGCGTGTCCCCGATCTGCACCGCGTACCGCATCGGGCTGACCAGTCGAATCGACGTCACGTAGCCAGCGACCAGCGTCGAGAACGCGCCGCCGTTTGTCGAGATCTCAACATACGCCCGCCGGCTCAACAGCTGCTGACGCGCGCCCGCGTCCTCCAATAGCGCCGTTAGATACCGGATCGTGCCCGTCGCGTCCGTCCCCGTGTTCGCGTCCACGATCTCGACCGTGTACGATCCGGTGCGCACCGCGCCCGTCAGCGGGTCGACTTCCTGACCGTCCCCGCTTGGCTCGCTCGCGATATAGGGGTTGGTTCCCCCTGGCGTCGACGACACCGACACGACGTCAGTCGTCCCGTCCGGATTAGCAACCGTCGACGCGTTCCGGATTCGGAGCCGGTACTCAATCGTACTTGCTGGCATCGTCGCGCGTCTCCGTTAGCTGTATTGGCACAACATATCGGCGCCGCTCAAATTGATCAGCGTCACCGAGAGACTGTACGTCAGGTATTGCGCGTCCTGAAACGCCAGGGACGGCGACCCGCCTTCCGGATCAATCGAGCAGTTCGCATACGTCCGCGCCGCCGCGTCGTCCGTCGTCACCGTACAGACGCCGCCGCCTTCAAGGTGCCGGATGAGCCGCAACGCCACCGATTGCGCCGTGTTCGGCAGATCCCGCATCACGAACGACGCGCCATAATCGATCCGGAACGTGAACGCGTAGCTCGCGCCCGTCCCTAACGCCGTCGCCCGTTCCCCCACGCGCCGCGTGAACGGCACCCACTCCGCGAACCGCGACCCGACCCCGCCG